TCCTTTCTATTAGTTGTTTTCTTCATCAAATACTTGATATGTATATTCAATCGACCCTCTTTCTTCATTGCAAGGGTTTTTACATACAAAGTAAGCCAATCTATTAACAAGCCATTTTCCATTTGTAATATATTGTACATTGTCACTTTCCCCCAAAGTCCAAATATATTTTTGATCTTGATCTTGTATAAATTTTAATTCCTTTCCATAAGTTTCAAAAGAATAATTAACCCCCTTTTGATCGGCAAAATATGTACCTTTTTTGTCTATATGGTTTGGTATGGGTTTATATTTTTCTTCCCATTCTTCCCAATTTTCTTTTTTACTTTCCATTTTCTTTCTTCCTTTCTTGGTTTTGTAAATTCTTTGTTATTTCTATTTCTTCCTCATAAAAAATATTAGACATTCTTATTTCATTGCTAAAGTCTATTTTAAATTTATCACAGTAATGTTTTAAATCACAGATAACATCAGCAACCCTATAATAATGTTTTTTATCATCTTTTCTTTTATCTTCATCAATAGTTAAACCTAAAAGCCTTTTAACTTTGTTTATCCTATCTTTGTTACTCCACATTTTCTTTCTTCCTTTCTGGGTTAATTAATAACTATTGTTTTACCTTTAGAAACAATAATTTTATTTGGTTCTTTCTTTTTCTTTCTTTTAAATTGCCCTTTTCCTTTTCTGTGTTTCGTAAAAATAGGCAAATGGGGGTTTAATCTTCCTTTCATTTTCTTTCTTCCTTTCTTTATATTTTTATTTCTTCATGTTGAAAAATAAAACCTAATTGCTTTAAAATTTCAATATGTCGAGGAGTAAAAGTTTTTTTATCATCAAATAATTTAACAATTAATTTAGACCTTTCACAAATAGGGTAAATTAATTCATTTCCATACTTACTTTCTTTTTTTACAGTAAGAATAAATCTAGGATCAATTATTTTTTTTTCTTTATTCATTTTCTTTCTTCCTTTCTACATCTTTTCTATTAGTTGTTTCTTCATTATCATAATCGATTAATTCATAAGTATAATCTGGGGGTAAGTTTGTAACATCTAACAAGCAACCCCCCTCAATATAAATTTTTATAGTTTTTTCTTTATTCATTTTATTTTTCCTTTCTTTTCCAATTATTAAAATAAAATTTTCCATTTCTTTCATTAATTATTTTTTTTACAGTAGGATATTTTTCAACTATTTCTTTTGAACAAATAAAACAAAGAGAAATTTTGACTAAATCTTTTTTATGCCTCAACTGTTTTTTTATATAACTAATTAAAGTTTTTTCATTTTTTAAAGCTCTTTCCCATATCCCACAATTAAAAAAATCTTGTTCAATGTGGTTATAAGTTGCAATGACATCTATTCGTAAATTAGTATCAAACATTTTATTTTTTCCTTTCTATTAATTTAAAACAAAACCAGAATAATCTTTTTTTCCTTTTCCTTTTGCTTTTAGCCCTACAATACAATTTTTAGGGTCTAAAAATCTCAGATCAGTTTCATCCCCATTGATGACTTGATAATTTTCGTATGTTTTAGGTAAATCATTTCTAAAAACGGCTGAAATATTTCCCCCCATTTTTAAAATTTTAAATGCTTCCTTTCTGTTATCTTCGTTTAATGAATAAGTAATATAATAATTACTAGGCAATTGACCATTTACATATTTTAAGGCTGTTTTAATTTTTTTTGTATAATCGTAAAAAATACAATTAGGAAATAAATTATAAATTTGATGATTATGCCAATCGATGTCACTAGTTCCGTTTAATCTAATACATGGTTTAAAATTTTCTTTTTTAGTTCTAATAATAAATTTATCTATTTCCTTTATTAATTTTTCTAAAAAAGTTTTTCTTTCTTGAATATACCATCTAGTTTTGTTTATTCTTCCGTTTTGCACATTGGAAAAAATTCCCATACCACTAGTATACAAACAAGCCTTTTTACAACCATTTGAAGCCATTGGGCAAACATTAAAACCAGATTGAGTAGATGGGGCTAGATATAAAATTGCTGTTTTATACCCTTTCTTTTGCCCCTTAACTGTTTTAGCATTCATGTCATAATTAAGAAGATTGCCACTAGTTTTTTTAAATTTTAATTTTTTCATTTTCTTTCTTCCTTTCTTTTATTTAGTATTAATATTCTAATAATGCCTCTACTATTTGAGAATATTCTTTTTTTCCAAAATTATGTTTTATAAGAAATTCTAATTCATTACTTAAAGTGTCTCGAATAGTTCCGTTTTTCATATGAGTATCTATCTTATGATATTTCAAAATTAAAATTGATAATTTTCTATGGAATTCATTCCCATATCTAAAAGCCAACAAAACAACATTTTCAGAATGAAAATTATCATCTGTATTAATAGATAAAATTTCGCAAAATCTTTTTAATGGTAAATTTTGAATTGTTTTTATAGGTGGCACAAATTCTTTTAACTCGTTTAAATTAGCCTTTGGAAATAACCCTATTTCCTCGCCACATCTTTCACTAGTTAAAATATATTTATAATTAAAACTAAAATTTTCTGTTAAATTGTAATCATCCATTTTCTTTCTTCCTTTCTTTTAGTTTATTCTTGTGTATCGTAATTTTTCACAAACTACATAAATGGTTTTTGGTTTTCCAATTTCCATTGATTTAAATTGTTCAACCCAATCTTCTCCAAAATAGGCTTCCATATTCCACCCCCTCATTTCATGGAGTGATTTATATTCTATTTTAGGGGTTTGATCTTTGTTCTTATCGTAACCCTCTAGCCATTCAACCTTATAGATATATTTAAGATCACTAAATTTTTCACGAAATTTTGTTAATCTCTTATATAAATAATTATCTCCCAAAATGTCTAATGCTTGATTAAAAAGAAGATTTATTTTTTCCCCCTCTTCTTCTTCAATACCAGAATAATCAGTTGAAAAATCATCTTCTGGATGAAAATTTTCTATTCCATTGGTAAAAAGTTCCGTTAATAAACAACCATAATCAGAATGTCTTTTTATTTCATTAGGTAAATTAAGATCAATGTTTTCTAATAAATGTTTATTTATTTTTTTATCTAATGAATTCGGTTTATATTCAATATTAAATTCATCTTCTATTTCTTGTTTTAAATCTTTTAATATTTTATTTATTTTTTCTTTGTTCATTTTCTTTCTTCCTTTTTTAAAGATTAATAGGGGCTACTAATTAGCCCCTATTTTTATAAAACATAATTAATAAGGGGGGTTAAAACACACACCACCCAACAAATTAAAATTATATAAAAAGTTTTTTTATCCATATTATTTTTTTGTTATTTCTTGCCATGTCCAACACATTGACATTGGGTCAAAAACTTTTATTTTTTTACCTTTGAAAATTATTTCATGACTTTTTATTGTAACCTTTCCCCCCTCTTCTTCTGGATCATATAAAATAAGAGTATCATTATCTTTAATATGAAAAGTAGGGTTACATTCTTCTTTATTATCCGAATAATCCGAATAATAGGGTGATCTTTTTATAAGTTCATTATGCTTTTTAATTCCCTCCAAAGTCATAAAAACAATATTCCAACCATTCCAGAAACGATGATTATGAATATAACCCCAAACAAAGTTTTTAGGATAATTCTCATAACCATCTATATAAATTTTTCCTACATGAAATTCTTCCTTAGGTTCTTCATTCGTAAAGATAATTTTTTTATCTTTTATATCATTTAAAAAATTTTCATTATTTAAATTAATAGTTTGAACAAAGCCCCCACCATAATGACAAAAAGAAATTTTATTATTCTTTATTTCTTGAATATTTCTGTAATGTGTAAAATCTCCGTTACAAAAATATTTTTTATTTTTTACTATTTCCATTATATTCATTTATTTTTTCCTCCTAATTAAAATCCCATTTTTATTGAAACTTATTTTTTCTAATTTTTTAGTAAATCTATAAATAGATTTCCATTTTTGCTTAAGACTAAGACTATTCCATGTTTTATCTTTTTTCATAAGATTATCAGTAAGAGAAATTTGAAACAATCTAAATTTTTTTAATTCAGTTCTATCCATTTATTTTTTCCTTTCTTCAATTAAAAAAGGGGCTACTAATTAGCCCCTCTGTTTTTATTTTTCTAACCCCATGAGCCACTTGACCCACATTCTAAGCCCAATTTCTTAAAGTATTTATTTATTCTTTGATCTAGTAATTCTCTACTATAAACATAAGCACCATCTATCTTCCCTTTGTCATGGGATGAGTAAGTTTCAACAACTTGGGTTAATAAAATTAATGCCTCTTCTTTTTCAACTTGAACTTTTTCAAGTTTTTTTTCTGTGTCTAACATTTTATTTTTTCCTTTCTTAAATTAAAAAAGGGGCTACTAATTAGCCCCATTGCATTGATTTTCTACCCAATTCAAAACTATTTTGAATGAATAATCTTTTTTACTAAATTCTTTTTTTAAAATTTCCTCGTTTTGATAACTTGCATAAACGAAAAAACTTTTTTTATTTTGAACAATTTTAAAACCATTCACATTCATTGTAGGAAATTGATTTTCTACTATTTCTAACATTTTATTTTTTCCTTTCTTACATGGTTAAATATAAGGTTTTATTATATTATATTATATACCCCTTCAATACCTATTATATATATACCCCTCAAGAAAGCCCTAAAATGAAGGTTTTCCATAATTTTTTTAAAAATTCCTTAAAATTTCACAAAAATAGCTCCGTTCTTGTTTTGTTCTTTTAAAAATTTTAAAAATTTTTTTATTTTAATTTTTTTTGTCCAGTTTTTCCTGGAATCAATTGATTAGCGTTTGAATCAAGTTGAATACTTTTTTGTCAATGGTTTGAAAAGTTGATTTTTTTTTAAAATAATCTAAAATTCATTTTAACTTGTTTAAAAAGGAGAAAGAATGAGATTAAGACATTTGGATTTGTTCTCAGGAATAGGGGGATTTAGTTTAGGATTAGAGGCTACCGGGTCCTTTGAAACTGTTGCATTTTGTGATATAGAAAAGTATTGTTTAGAAATCCTGGAGAAAAGGTTTCCCGGCGTTCCACGGTACACGAATATTAAGGAGTTGACTTATGACAAACTTAAAGCAGACGGAATTATTTCCGATGGAAAAAAAATCGACATTATTACAGGAGGATACCCTTGCCAACCTTTCTCCGTCGCAGGTAGAAAAAAAGGTGAAGAAGATCCGAGACACCTCTGGCCAGAGTATTTTAGACTTATCAAAGAGCTCAGGCCAGATTGGATTATTGGAGAAAACGTTGCTGGGCACATTAAACTCGGTCTCGACACCGTACTCGAGAACTTGGAAGCTGAAGGTTACTCCGCAAGGACGTTTAGTATTTCAGCTTCGAGCGTCGGTGCAAACCACCAAAGAGAAAGAATCTGGATTGTGGCAAACGCCAACAGCAGTAGGGATCCAGGAACGGAGTCAAGAAGCACTGGAAAAGAAAATGAAAAAGAGATTAGCAACAGGGAGAAAAACAGTTCCTCCAGGTTCATTGACGGAACAAATAAAATTTTCACCGAACAAGGATCAGAAACCGAAGTGGAACATGTGGAGGACACCAGACAACATGGCGGGGGGATCGAACCTACCGGGAATTCAAAAAGCATTGGACGAGGGTCACTTGAAAAGACCGAGCGGTCAACCAATACAGATCAGACTTCAGGATCAAGTGAAGGAAAAGAGATTGTGGCCAACACCGACAGCAACAGAGAGAAGTGGGATCAACCCGAAGACAGGAAAGGGAGCAGGTTTGAGCAAAACAGCTCAGATGTGGCCAACACCGACAGTAAGTCATGCCTTGCGGGGGAATCACGAAGAACCGATAGAGAAATATCAACAAAGAGTGAAAGATTACGAGGAGGGGAGAGCGAAAGGAAAACCAGGAAAAAGCCTGGGAGTAGCAGTAAGAATGTCACCAAAGAAATGGCCAACACCGACAGCGAACGAGGACGCAGCCGGGAGACCGGGTGGGAAGATGCAGAAAATGTTGGGCAATCATCCAGACGTCCGTGGGACGGGTGGTGGGACCTTGAACCCGAATTGGGTCGAGTGGCTCATGGCATACCCAAGCGGGTGGACAGACTTAAATGTCTCGGAAACAGTTTGGTGCCATCCATCCCCTATTACATCGGACTCAGCATCATCGCCTCATACATGGCCGACACCGATGGCGAGAAGTCATTCGAGTCCGAGACTTCCAGAGACGATGGCGAAGACAGGTAGAAACCCTCTCACGAATACTTTGGAAGATGCTGTTCAATACCGGGAAATAGAGAAAAGAAAAAATTGGCCAACACCAAGAGCTAGAGATTGGAAAGATGGATATGGTGTTCCTCCTTCAGTAGAAAAAGGAACAAGAGGTCATACACTTGGAACAAAAGTTCAAGAAGAAGAAAAGAAAAAATAAAAATAAGGAGTGGAAATAGCCCAGAAAACAGCCATATTTGACACATTAATGAATATAATGTAATAAAATACTATAGAAAGAAAAGGAGAAAGAAATGTTTAAAAAACTTTTAGAACGATTTAAAAAACCTAAACCTATGCAGCTTCCACTTAATTTTGGAAGTGATATCAAGTTTAAGGATTGTATTAAAACAATTTCAGCGAAACACGGTTCGCGTGGCTCGGTGCTTCAATCAGTTTTAACATCTCATGTAAATGATAAAGAGTTTGAATATGATCAATGGAAAATTAATGAGATGATAAAAAATTATCATAAGGACGCATAAGGGGGAAATATGATAAACAAAAAAATTTTAAAAACTTTTAATTATTCTCAATTTAAAAAAATTAAAGGCAATAGGGAAATCAATGATAGGCATGTTAATAGTTTAATAAAAAGCATTGAAGAGAAAGGTCTTATCATTCACCCGGCTATTGTTAATGAAAAAATGCAAGTGATTGATGGTCAACATCGTCTAGCAGCATGTGAAATATTACATCATCCTTTTTATTATTATGTGTTAGAAAGTGGAACTATTAATGATGTAACGATTCTTAATCAAAATAGAAAAAATTGGGGATTTACAGAATGGATGAACCGCTATGCAGAATATAATAATATAGAATATAAGATCTATAAATCATTATATGAAAAATGGGGGTTTGATCACTGGAGTACGATTTTTCTTTTATGTCGCACCAAAGGATATCGTAGTCGTGCCGGGTTAAAAGATAAATTTTATGATGGCACATTAAAAATTGAAACTCTAGAGCAAGGAAAAAAATGGGCACAACGTATTATGGATCTAGAACCCTTTTACAAAAATTATAAAAGACGTGCTCTTATTCAAGCAATGATCCGTGTGTTTCATGATCGTAATTACAATCACAAAATTTTTCTTAATAAATTAAATATGGTAAGAGACAGGTTATATGATTGTTCTACTGTTGGTTTATATCTTCAACGTATTGATGATATTATGAATTATCAAACACCTAAAAATAAAAGAGTCAACTTTGCAACCCAATGGGGAGATCCCGACTCTATCTTTTCGGAGAAAGCGGCATGAATATGGTTGTAAAAATAGGAAATTATGTTTCTCTACCAATGACCGAACAACTGTTTTGGAGAAGAGTTGGTTGGTTGCAACAAGCCATGTTAAGGGCTGAAGATTTTGAATGTAGAGTGATGTGGTTTCATAAACTACAAGATATGATGAAAAATGTACCATGAAACATGATATTTTTGATGAGTTTCAAGAATGTACACGATGCTATCGATCGTATCATCATCGAGTGATGATACAAAAAAAAGATACTTCTGATCATTTATGTATCAGATGTTTTAACATAAGGAAAAATGAAAATGAAAAATCAAACACACTACAATCAAATGATTACGGCAAAAACACGAAAGTTGCTTGATAAACTTTGTAAAAAATCAAAGTTGTCTAAACCTATGCAATTAGAAAAAATTGTAGAGGAGGAACATGATAAATGGAAAGAATTATCTAAAAATCCTCCTGTTCGCGTGAGTTATTAATCAACAAAAAATGTGGGGTTTTCTTTAAGGGGCTTTAGGATTTTATCTAAAGCTTCTTTTCCCTCTGCTAAAATATCTTGCCATTCTTCTTTAGTAAGAACTTTATCATGTTTAGGATCATAGAATTTTAGAGATACATCACCACATTTAGGACATTCATGTATTTTTCGCACAGGACTATTAGGTAATAACATAACCTTTGCCTTTTTTAAATTTCAGCGAATTATAAGTAATTTTTTAAAAATACACAATATAAAGTTTAAACGCCCATCCCTACTTTAAATAAAGTAGGGTATTTTTTTAATAGCATTCCCATAGTTTTTATAAGTTTTTCCACATATTTAGGGTCTACTGCATAAGAATCTAAAGTCTTAACAATTGCTAAGGGGTCTATTTCCCCTGATATATATTGTTCTACCAACAAGTCCTGATATCTTGTAAAATTAGAATGAGTATTTAGTACTCTAATATAATCCGCTACTGATTCACATTTTTTATCATACACTCGAATCATAATATCAGGATTACCTAAAGCTTTTAAATGTTTAGATGTAGGATCTGTTTCAATAATACCATAAAAATTATTTCCTTCACGAGCAAATCTCGATTGTCCCCAATCGGATTCCAGAACGGCTTGAGCTGCACTCAGTAAAATAATAATACGCTGTGTTGGGGGTATAAAAGTATTAGCAAGTAAAGTACAATCCGTAATACCTTGAACAAATTCTTTTTTATTAGAATATTCAAAATCAAAGGTATTAAATGTTGTCTGACAAAATAAAAATAATGTTAAACATAAAGATTTCATAAGTCATTATCTTAACCAAGTAATAATAACATGTCTATCCCCATGTGTAACTGGAGTTATTGCATGGGGAAAGCAAAAGTTACTTGGAAAGACAATAGCGCTACATGCTTTCTTAGGAATTATATATTCACCTTCAAAAAAACTAAAATCTCCACCTTTGTAGTCATCATTAAGAAGCAATGAACAGGTCAAGGTCCGTGGTTCTTTATTATTGGAAAAATCAACGTGCTCCTTGTACTCCTGGGACCGTTCCCCTAAATACAAAACATGATCATAACCTGTTGTCTCCATCTTAACGTACTTAAAAAAAGGAAATTCTTTAATATATTCTTTAAACACCTTGACATACACCTTGGATATATCTTCATTAAACTCTTGATCTAGGCGCTTAACCAAACAATTACGATGCGTATTTAATTTACCACCGCCCGTGGTCGCTGGATAAAATTCTAAATTTCGTTGATTAATAATACGGTGTGCTAATCCAAGTGGAAGAGCATTTCCGTATTCTTTAATGTAGTTTTTAGTAAATTTATATTTCACTTCTTTTTTAAGTCTTTTTCGATTTTGTATTTTTTGAATCCATCGGGGTCAAGCAGTGGCCCGTGATAGTATGCACGGCGACCGTCACCTTCGTCCCACGATTGGGTAAAATATTTATTTTCTTTGACCTCACCTTGAGAGTTACAGACCCAACACTGTTTAACAATTTCTTCAGCCTCAAAACGTAATCGTAAATGCCCATCACCTTTACAATGTGTACAAATCATTGCATCCTCGCAGGGCATTCAGCATCTCTTTTTTTATTCTTATACATTTGTCTAAGTTCTTCATACTTAACCTCATAATAACGTTTTACAGTCCAACGACCAAAAAAATATCCTAAAATAAAAATGGCAATAACTGCCACAATGTGCCAACCTAACATAATTTCTCCTTTTTAATCATACATTAATAACATTTTTAGTGTCATTCAAGGGATCATAACTTACTATTGTACACATAATTTCATTATAACGAGGGTTAGTGCAGTATTCTTCAACTTTTATAGTTTTTCCTACCTCATAAAATGTAATTATTTCCGCTATGTCTTCTGGTCTAGTAGACTTAGGCCAAGATAAGTAATCCGTTTTTATTATTCGCATTTCATCTGTGTCAGGGTTTAATTCCCATGAAATTTTACCAATCATATTTTCTCCTTTATATTAACCATTTACGAATATCTTCAGCCAACACCGATGCAGCTAAATTTATTTTATTACGTAATGAGTAAATTATTTTTTCATCAACCGTTCCTTCAGAAAGAAGATCAATGTAAGTAACTTTAGATAATGTTCCAATACGATGATTTCGTGCTTCTGCTTGTTCTCTTATTTCTAAATCATAACTATTAGAATAAAAAACTGCTAAATTAGCAGCAGTTAATGTAATTCCTCTTCCCCCTGTCATAGGTTGACCTATAAAATAACGTGTTTCATTATTTTCTTGAAAATTTAAAATATTCTCTTGTCTTATATTTTGAGGGGTATCTCCATAAAAAGTAACCACGGAGCGCGGTCCATATTTTTTTTGAAGATTTTTTTCAATTTCTTGAATATCATGTCGGTAGGTCGCCCAAATGATTACTTTTCCACCATGCTCTTCTAGAATAGCCATTAATTCTTTGATCCGATTATTTGGCAATCCGATAACCCTACCATCATCGGTTGCCATATGACCACAAACAATTTGGTGTAGTCTTATCAATTGGGCGAGCACTGACGTAGTTGTCAATGTTTCTTCCTTGAGGCATACTAATGCTGTACGTTTCATTTGCATGTATGCATCAAGTTGTTCCGTTGTCATAGGCACTATTCTTTTCATCCAGACTTGAGAAGGTAAATCAAGTGCATCTTTTTTAAGTACCCTATAAGAAAACTTTTGTAATTTATAATTTAATTCATTTAAATTTTTATATCCTGTTACTTTATTGAAAGATCTTCCGCCAAAAGATAATCGTTGCATTTGACAATACCGAGCCCTAAAAGTGTATATAGAACTAAAACCTAGCAGCTCATGATTTAAAAAATTACATTGAGAATATAAATCTTCTGGTGAATTAGTAATAGGTGATCCGGTCATAATAACACGGTAACGCGCTAAAGTACCAAGTTTAGTAATAGCTTTAGTACGAAGCGCGCTTGGATTTTTAATGACCGTGCTTTCATCAACAGCCATAAGGGATTGGCGTGTCATCAGAAATCTGTGAGCAAATTTTTTCCCTCTTTCTGTAGCAAATGCATCAACATTCATAATTAAAATATTTAAATGTACTTTGGCTGGTTCAGTAATAAATAAAGTATTTAATTCTTCTTCATGTTTTTTTGTTTTCTGCCCAGTCCACACAATAACATTTCTATCTACATGATTAGGCATATGAGTTTCAATTTCTTTAACCCAGGTTCCTTTCACTCCATTAGGGCAAATAACTAAAATCCCAAAAATAAAACCATTATCATAAAGGTAAGAAGCAGCATCAATTAAAACTTTGGTTTTTCCACAACCCATTTCCATAAGAAGAGCAAATTCCCTTTCCCCCTTCTTAAAATGATTAAGAATAGCCCCCATACTAGCTAATTGATGGTCATAAGGCTTAGTTTTAAAACTATATTTATACTTATTCATACTTTCTTAAATTCTTTAACTTTACTTTCTTTAACATTTTTATTGTATTATTAAAATAAAAATAATATAGAATGCCTTAGAAAGATGAAAGACGCAGAAAATAAAGGTAAAGTGTATGTTATCCAAGAGGTATCTAAATTTAATGTTATCTCTGCTCAAGAATTTGGAAAATTAGTTCCTGTTTTTGAGGAAGGAAAACAAATAATGTTATCACCGGGTCCAGCAATACGTAAAGCAAAAATGATATTAAAAGATTTTTGTGATAATGATTATTTACTTTTAATTGGTGATCCTTCTATGATTGGGTTAGCTTGCTCGGTAGCAGCGGACAATAATCGTGGAAAATATAAGGTATTAAAATATGATCGCCGTACGTATACATATTACCCTATACAGATAGACTTAAATGAAAGGAATAACTATGACAGGGAAAGTTGATTTTACAAATTATTTACCCGAAGAAGAAAAAAAATCAGTTGATATTTCAGAAGTAAAAGATGTTTCTGAAGCATCCAATAGATTTTTAAAAATTGAAAGCGATATACTCGCTTTAGAGGATCAAGTTAAAAGAAAAAAAGCGGAGCTGCAACAAATGAACGATTCAATTGTTCAATTAATGGAGAGCCGTGGTGTTAAAGAAATTAAACTGACCAATGGAGATGCAGTGAGTTATAAAGAATTTTATAAAGGCTCTATCTCTAAAGACAAAGAAGTTGAGGCTTTTGGATGGCTAGAAGAAAATGGTCATGGAGATTTAATTAAAAATATTGTGTCAGTAAGGTTTGGGAAGGGTGAAAATGATAATGCTTCTAGATTAATTGATGATCTGGAACAAAATGGTTTAGCCCCTGACCAGAAACGCAAGGTCGAGCCCATGACCTTGAATGCCTTTATAGGTGAACAAATAAAAACGGGCAAAGACATTCCTACAGAGACATTTGGTGTTTGGATGGGGAATAAAGTAAAAATTAAACGAGGAAAATAACGATGAATGATGTAGCGAAAAAAAAGAAAAGCGATGTATCGACTAAAGTTATTGACTTTTCAAGCCACGCTGGTGTTGGTTTTGAAAATGTCAGTGCTCAAGAAATGGCAATTCCATTTTTAAAAATTGCTAGTTCTCAAACTCCAGAGGTAAAAAAATCTAATGCCAAGTTTGTAGAAGGACTTGATCAAGGAGATATATTTAACTCTGTAACTAAAGATTTTTACAAATCTATTCAAGTAGTGCCATGTGCATTTAGAGTACGATGTGTTGAATGGTCCCCACTTGGTGAGGGAACAGGGGCACCTGTAAAAATATATAAGCCTGAAGATTGTCCACCTTTAACGCGTGGAGCGGACGGCGAAGACCATTACATGATTAATGGTGCAGTAAGCCCTACTTACATTGTAAGAACGGCTGAGTATTTTGTTTTACGATTAAATGAAGATGGCAGTTATGAAAGATGTCAAATTATTATGCAGAAAACACAATACAAAAAATCCCGTTATTGGAATACAATGATGATGAATCAAAAAATTCCATCTCAAAGTGGGTCACTAGTAACATTACCAATGTTTGCTAATGTATACAAAATGGAAGGTGTACAAGAAGCAAATAAAAAGAATGACTGGTGGGGTTGGAAAATAACACTAGATAAATCAGTTAATGATTTAAAATCTCCAACTCAAATTGTGGAGGAGGCTAAACATTTTCATGAGCTTGTAAGTTCTGGATCTGTTGATCCAGCACCAGAAGCATTAAATGATAATGATGAAGGAGATATGAAAGACATTACCCCAAATGCGGATAGTGTTGTTTTAGGATCTTAATCCTTTTTATCAAGTTAGGGGGCGAATAACCTTCCGATAGTTCGCCCTCTATTTATTATTTATATGTATGAAAGTAGAAAAGTTTAAAAATATATTCTCTGGATTAGACCGTGCCCACGGTTTTTATGAATTTACTGAGACAAAAGTTAGTGGAAAGCGTGATGGTCAAATGCGAACTGTTCATAAACCTCCTACTGTTCAAATGTTTCAAAATCATTTAGAGGGGAAGTATCCTGCTTTAGGGATTGTTCCCATTCGAGACGATGCAACATCATCTTGGGGCTGTATTGATATAGACGAGTACCCACTTGATCACAAAAAAATATTATCCAAAGTACGCCAATACAAATTACCATTAATAATGTGTGCATCCAAATCTTTTGGGGCACATCTTTTTTTATTTTCTAAGCAACCACAACCTGCTTCTTTATTTCAACAAAAATTAAAAGAAATTGCTTCCTACTTAGGACATGCAAAAGCAGAAGTATTTCCTAAACAAATAAAATTAACTAATGAACAAGACACCGGTTCTTGGTTGAACTTACCCTATCATGGCGAGACACGGTACGCGTTTCTTGATAATGGGGATGGTGCATCATTAGAAGAATTTTTTGATTTATATGACAAGTATGTGTGTGATGATATTAGTAAAATTGCAATTCAGGTTAAACAAGATCACATAGTTGATGGTCCTCCATGCTTACAAGTTTTAACAACACAAGGTTTTCCAGAAGGAACACGAAACAATGGTTTATTTAACATTGGTATTTTTTATCGAATGTCTAATCCTGATGACTGGAAAGATTTACTTGAAACATACAATCGTGATTACATGGATCCCCCTTTAAAAGCGAGTGAAGTAACTATTATTCAAAAACAAGTAGGGGCAAACAAAGCTGATGGTACCATGAAGTATATTTATAAATGCAATGATCAGCCTATTGTGAGCGTATGTCAAAAAGGAATATGTAAATCACGAAAATTTGGAATTGGTACTTCTAGTAAAGATCATCCTATTTACTCTAATTTACGCGCATTGAGTTCTCATCCTAAAATTTGGTTTTTAGATCTTGATTCTAAAACTATAGAAACAAAAGATTTTACTAATATTGAGTATCATGCACGGTTAAGACGATTAGTGGCAGATCAACAAATGAAATATATTCCTAAAATGAAACAAAATGATTGGGAAGATCATTTAGCTATTTTATTTGAGAGTATTACCGCCATTGAGGTACCAGAAGATGTTTCTAAAGTAGGTGAGTTTAAAGATTATTTAATGGAGTTTTGTGTAGGAAGAGGAGAGTCATTTGACATTGATGAACTAGATATGGAAAAACCTTATACTGATCCTAAAGAA